TGATTATGAAGAAGCTAAGTTAGATGCAATTAATAACTACGAATTAAATTCAGAACTACCTAATTATGAAACTTTATTAGATACCGAAGACTTATATGCATTTGATGCTCAATCATCTGGATATGATACATTAATAGATTATTTTGGAACTACACAAACAATAGGAGATTATCCAACACTACCACCAACAGGATCTGTGGTTATTGATTGTCCAATTGGTGCAACACTTACTGGGGAGGTATTTTATGAATATCAACAAATAGGTATGGATAAAAATTCTTTATCAAATGCAGGATTTGGATTATATGCAAAAAGTGGTACTGGTATTGTTACTGAATTTGATGAAATATTTGGAAACCACCAATTAACTGGAAGTAGAAAAGGAATTTTTCTTGTTAAAGAAGAATTTACTAAAAAAGTAAAAACTCAATTAAGAGGATATCCTACAACACGCTCATTGACGATACCAAATGAGCAAGTTTATTATGAATATATGCCAACCACCGAATATAAATATAAAGTAGTTCAATTACCTTTTACTGGAAGTATATCACTGGGAACTCAAACTGTAGAAGTTCAATCATTAAATGGTACATTCCTTACTCATTATAGATTTGTTAATAATTTATCAGAAGGATTAAAACGTTCATTTTGGAAAGGGTCTACACAAACAACAGCAACAACTCCTGATGGGTTACCTGCAGTAGAAACATTTACAACTAATCCTAATATTCTTAGAGTGGCTAAGACTGGTAGGGGTTCTGGTGAACCAATACTTGAGGTTGATTAATTTGAAAATAAAAATTACTTCTATTTATAGAGTATAGATAAATACATATTAAATGGCATATTTAGATAACACAGAGATTATAGTAGATGCTATTCTTACAAAAAAGGGTAGATTAAAATTAGCAGCTGGCGAAGAGCTAGGTATAGTAAAATTTGCATTAAGTGATGATGAAGTTGATTATAATTTATATGAAAATAACCATCCAAACGGTAATTATGATTCTATAATTAGAGGATTACCAATAACGGAAGCAACATCAGATGAAACACAGGTAGTAAGATATAAGTTATTAAGCCTTCCAAAAGGGTCTGTTTCAATACCTGTTGTATCGTTGGGTATTAATGCAATTACTAGATTTCAATATGAAGGACCTTTTACGATTACACCCCAAACATCTCCTCAAGATGCAAATATAACTTCTGGATATACTGCAATTTTATCTGATGCTAGAGCAGGTGTATTAGTTGCATCTGCAAATAACGCATCTTTTATAACTACACCGGTTGCATTGGGTGACCAAATTGGAGCTACCGCAATTGTTGCAACTGGTACTGAATTTACTTTTACACCAAATCCAGAATTAAGAATTAATATAGCAACTACTATAACTGTGTATGGTAACGATAGTGGTGGTTCTGTAAGCGTTCCTCTAACTGTAACATATAAAGCAAGAACATAATAACATAATACAAATATTATTTTGGAAATAGATTAATTTGAAAATAAAAATTAGTTATATTTATAGAATATAGAATAAAAACAATTCAAAATGGGATATTTAGATAATTCGGAAATTATAATAGATGCTATTCTTACAAAAAAGGGTAGACTGAAATTAGCAGGTGGACAAGACTTAGCAATCACAAAGTTCGCTTTGGGTGATGATGAGATTGATTACACTTTATATGAGCCAGCACACCCAAAAGGTTCGGCTTATTATGATTCAGCAATAAGAGGAATTCCAGTAACGGAAGCAACTCCAGATGAAACACAGGTATTAAGATACAAATTATTAAGCCTTCCAAAAGGCTCTACTTCAGTACCGGTTGTGGAATTGGGTATGAGTTCAATTACAAAGTTCCAATATGATGGACCTATTACAATATCTCCAAACACAAGTGGTGGTGGAAATATAAATTCTGGTTACACAGCAATCTTATCTGATGCTAGAGCAGGTACATTAATAGCATCTGCAAATAATGCAGCTGTTGGAACAGCACCTGTTTTCTTAGGTGAAGAAATAGGAACTACTGCAGCTGTTGTAAGTGGTACTGCATTTAGTTTCACACCAAATCAAGCATTGAGAATTAATATAGCAACTACTATAACTATTTATGGTAATGATACTGGTGGTTCTGTAAGTATTCCTGTAACTGTAACATATAAAGCAAGATAAAATAATAAAAGAATAGAATATGGCAAATATAGTAGATACTAATATAACCTCCCAAATAGCTGCAATCGCTAACGCAGCTGCCGGAAATGCGGCAGGTTTGGATGTTGATAGACTTATTACAGCAATCAATGCTGGTTTAGGTTCAGCTAATCAAATCGGAACACTTACAACTGGAACAACAACTGGTGTTTATAAAAGATTTAGTGAATTTGATATTGTAAAACAAAAAACCGAAGTTGTTACAACTGGTTTATGGAGTGGAGACAGTGGTTCATTAACTAATGCATTTACATCATCTACGCAAGTAGGATTGACTAGTGCACAATATTATTATAATGTATATGATTATCATCCATTAGTATATTCAGATAAAGCTGAAGTTCAATTTGCAGTAGCATATGGACACGTTGATGGTAGTGGTTCATTATCATTAACAAATGATGATAATTCATTGTTAGCATCTAAAGCAACATACGCTCAATATAAATCAATGTTGTTAGAACCAACTGATACAAGATTTACTGTACCTAAATCAAATGGTACAACTGCAAATATAAATGATATATATGTTGTCAATTTAAGTAGAGCGAGATTCAGAGAAAAAATTGATGCAGGAAACTGGTCAATGGCACTTTCTGGCTCAAATGGTAGATTTAAATTTATTGATAATAGTGGTAAGAAATTTAGTGATGAAAATGGATTGACTGGTAGAGTATTCCAAGTGGGTGTTGGTGAATTGAATTTAGGAACTCAAAACGAAGCAACTATTACATCTTTATATGATACTACATCTGGTGAAGGATTTGGTTTATTTTATCCTGATAGAGGTATTATCGTTCTTAATCCTAGAGCAGTAGGTAATACTGTTGGTAATGTTTGGAACGAGGAATTCCAAGCTGTAGCTCACTTAGCACCTGGTGGAGCTGGAGCAACATCAGCACCGGATAACGTAACATCAACTGCAGCTGAGCAATACTATCATAAGAGATTATACTACGCAATCAAAGCTGGTAAAGATTTTGAAATGAGAAGAACGGAAAATATATCAACTCAGCATTTCTTTGTAAGAGCAACAAATAGAGAATTCAATTACTCTAACAATCCTACATATGTAAAAGCAGATGGTACATTTACCGAAACTACTTTCAAAACTGACCCATATAGTTATATAACAACTGTAGGTCTTTATAATGACTCAAATGAATTAATAGCAGTTGCTAAAACATCGCAACCTGTTGCAAAATCATTTGATAAGGAAGTATTGATTAAAGTTAAATTATCATACTAATATAATTAAAAAATAACGAAATTTAACCCCCTATTGGGGGTTTTTCGTTAAATGAATATTTATACTAAATACGAATTGAATGTTTAAAGAAATTCCTAAATCCGATATTGTTATTAGACCTATTAAGGTTTATAAAGAATGGAGATTGGATGAGAATGATATATCTCCAATATTTGCCACTAGTGGTAGTATTGGTAATTATGATGAAGAAATTGATGAAAAATCACAAGGAATTTCTAAAATATCATTATTCCGTTCAATAAAAGCACAATTTTATCTAAACCCAGAAACATCATCGGTTATGACTGAAGTGGGTAGGAGAAAATCATACGCATCTAAAGATGAAAGAGTTTTAGAATCTAATTTAGTAGTATTGCCAATACCACGTAGTTATTATGGTGAGGGAATAAAAGTTGGTACTGTTATATTGGAAGATGAACAGGCTCTAAGAACATATACAGACGATGGATACTCTAATTTAGTTGATGTAACTGGTAGTATATGGGGTAATATATTTTATGATAGAGGATTAGTAGTTGTAACAAAAGATGTAGTTAGTGGGTCGGTATTATCACAGTTTACTTTAAGTTATCGTTCTACAAAAACAATATTTGAAAATGAAATATTTCTTTCGGTATTAGAAAATGAATATAATTATTCTCAAAACCCATCTGCTGTTATAGAAGATGGTGGAAAACGAACTAAAATTTTAGTAACAAATCCTTGGGACCCTTCTGGTAGAACCTCTGTTAGTGCATCTATTTGGGAAAGTGGAATACGATATATTAGAAATAAAAATAGACCTTTTACATCATCATTAAATCCAAAAGTATTTGGTAGTTTTGATGATTATATGGAAAATAATACAAACGATAGAACTGGTTCATTTATAGCGCCATTTATAACAACAATTGGATTATATGATGACTCATTAAATATGGTTGCAGTAGCTAAATTACCTGTACCAATTAAGTCATTACCAGACTATCCTGTAAACTTTATAATTAGATTTGATACTTAAACTGAATAATTGTTATATTTATATGTACAATAAATAATAGATAATGGCATCATTAATAGAAAAATTAGCAAAAGAAGCACCGATTTCATCTAAGGCAAAGATAAGTGTAAACGATAAAACTCCATATTCGGAAGGTACTGGTGTTGATGCTAGTAAAAACGCAGACCCTAAAGTACTAACCGATAAAAAGTTAGCACAAGGACGTAAATACGGAGAATTGGGCGGAGGTAGTAAGTTTACAGGAGGATATACTCCGACTAAAACTTATTCTTCTACAATTATTAAGAAGTAATCAATGAGCTGGAAATTTAATGGAAATATTGTTACAGAAGAAACCACACCTGAAGGTGCTGTTGGGTTTGTCTATAAAATGATACATATCCCAACCGGTAGATTCTATATAGGTAAAAAATCTCTATCTCAAACCAGAAGATTAAAGCCCCTTAAGGGAAAGACTCGTAAAAGGGTTGTAAAGAAAGCATCTGATTGGGAGAAATACTATTCATCAAACGAATGGATTAAGTCGGAAGTAAAAGCTGGAAACGCTGAATACTTTGAAAGAGAAATCATTCAATTTTGTTTTTCAAAGAAATCCTTATCATATTACGAAATTAAATGGCAATTTCATTACGATGTCCTTGCCAACGAACAAGCAATAAACGAAAACCTTATGGGGAAGTTCTTCCGTAGGGATATTATAAATTAAAGTTATGACAATACCTGAAATCGCAAAGAAGTACGGAATCTCCGAAGCTTATTTAAACGCAAAAGATGATGCACTACAAATAGCAGCTGCATCTTTAGTAGACCTTAAAGGAATGTTGGAAGCAAACCACCCAAAAGCACCAATTGCAGCAAAAATGCAGTTTTTAGCTGATTTCCTTTATGATGTAAAGAATTCCAATCATTAATTTGGATAATTCCCAAAAAAGTTGTATATTTGTATAGAATATACCAATTATGCTATCTGGGAAGAATAAACTAACGGTCATTAATATTTTGGACACCGCATTGGGTGTAGGTTCATCTTTGAAAGGAAATGAACAGGCACATCATTGTCCATTTTGTAATCATCATAAGAAGAAACTTCAGGTAAACTTAGATACTCAAAGATGGCACTGTTGGGTATGTGATTCAAAGGGAAGGTCAATACAATCCCTTCTTCGCAAACTCAATGTGGATATAAGAGACCTTAATAGATTGAAAGATATCTATGGTGAGGATGATTATACCTTAGTTGAAAAAGATGAGTATGTGGCTAAGTTACAATTACCATCAGAATTCAAACAATTGCACTTCAAACCAAAAGGATTCAACCCTGAATACAATCAAGCTATTAACTACCTTAAAGAAAGAGGAATTACCCAAGCTGATATCGTTAAATACAACATCGGATATTGTTCTGATGGATTATACTTTGGCAGAATCATTGTACCTTCGTATGATGAGAATGGTGACTTGAATTACTTCGTAGCTCGTTCATATTACAAAGAAGAACGAATGAAGTATAAGAATCCACCTGTTAATAGAGATGTAATTGTGTTTGATAATCAAATCAATTGGAACGAACCTATTACTTTGTGTGAGGGTGTGTTTGATTCATTCTCAATTAAAAGAAATTGTATTCCTTTGCTTGGTAAGTTTTTATTGAGTAAATTAAAGAATAAGATTATAGAGAAAGGAGTTAAGGAAGTAACAATTATATTGGATTCAGATGCTATTGCAGATTCAACTAAACATACTGATTACTTTTTAAAGAACGGAATCAAAGTTCGTAACATTATACCAACGGATAAGGATGCTGGTGAGATGGGATTCAAAAAAGTAAACGAACTCCTAAAAGGAGCAAAACAAACTGGATGGGATGACTTAGTTCTATCCAAACTAAATAATATATGAGGTTAAAGAGAATTTATCACATTGCGGATATACACATTCGTAATATCAAAAGACACAAAGAGTTTAGAGAAGTATTTTACTCAATGTTCGAAGAAATCAAAAAAAGAGGAACGGACGATTCTATTATCTACTTAGCTGGAGATATAGCTCATGCTAAATTGGAAATGAGTCCTGAATTAGTAAGTGAGATTAGCTGGTTGTTTACGGAATGTAACAAACTATGTCCTACTATTGTAATCGCTGGTAATCACGATTGTAATATGAACAATGCGGATAGATTAGATGTACTTACTCCAATCGTTGATGCATTGAAGTTACCAAACCTAACGTATTTAAAAGATACGCAAGTTTACGGAATTGGAGATGTTGATTTTGCAGTATTTAGTATATTTGATAACAAAGATAATTGGCCTAAAGCCGATACTCTATTTGGTAATAAGAAGATTGCACTATTTCATGGACCTGTTGATAACTCTGCAACCGATGTGGGGTATGTGGTTAGTAGTAGACACTTTACAACTGAAATATTTGATGGATATGATTTAGCTCTATTGGGAGATATTCATAAAAGACAAGAGATGATATCACCAAGCGGATGTAAGGTGGTATATGCTGGTTCTTTGGTACAACAAAACTTCGGTGAAACCTTAGACAAGCACGGATTCTTAGTTTGGGATTTAGATACAATGACCTATGAGGAAGTTGATATCCAAAACGATTACGGATACTATACTTTGGATGTGGATGGTGGTATTGTGCCGGATGTAACTGATATGCCGTTATACCCTCGTTTAAGAGTGAGGATAACTAATACGGATACCGCAGATACCAAACGAATGATGGCCGATATTACGGCAAAGTATGGTGTGGAAGATTTTACAATCATTAGAACGGATACATTCAATAAGAAGAAAACCAACGATAGAGAAGTAAGGTTGGAAGTAGACAGCATAGCTGATATAAACCATCAAAACTCTTTAATAGGGGAATATGTGGAACGTATGATGCCATTCGTAACGAAAGAGGATTTGGATGGAATAGAGAAAATCAATCGTGACATTAATAGTAGAATACAACCATCAGAACTACAAAGAAACATAAGCTGGAAACCAATTAAGTTTGATTTCAGTAATATGTTCTCATACGGAGAAAGAAATGTAATTAACTTTGATAAGGTAACTGGATTGATGGGATTATTCGCACCAAATGCACAAGGTAAATCATCCCTATTTGATGCAATCTCATTTTGTTTATTTGATAAGTGTAGTAGGGCTTATAAAGCATCTGCTATTATGAACAATCGTAAAGCAGATTTCCATTGCCAATTAGAATTCTCCGTTGATGGAGTTACTTATGGTATTCGTAGAGAGGGTAGAACAATCAATAAGGGAAAGAACGTAAAAGTGGATGTGGACTTTTGGAGAGAGGGAGATAGTGGTAGAGAATCACTTAATGGAACGGAACGTAGAGATACAAACCAAGTCATTGAAACCTATGTAGGAAGATATGAGGATTTCATTATGACTGCACTTTCCTTACAAGCTAACAACGCACTATTCATTGATAAATCACAATCCGAAAGGAAAGATTTGATGGCTCAGTTTATGGGCTTGGATATATTTGATAAGTTGTATGATACTGCTACCAATGATATCAAAGATGTGAATGCACTTATCAGAAATTTCAGAAAGACCGACTTCACTTCGGAATTAGCCCAAAAAGAAAACGACTTGAATTCAAAGAGGGAGGAGTATGATAGTTTAGATGCGGAGAAGTTAGAATTGGAAAGTAGAAAGAGTGAGTTGGATGAGCAAATTGTAGGATTATCTCAACAAATTATTCCAATACAAGGTAATTTAGATATTGATGAATTAAATCGTAATGTTAAAAAGATTGAAACGGATTTAACAATTTGGGGAGATGGTAAGTTTGATAAAATTCAAAAGCATACTGAAACAAAAGAATTAGTAAGAGAAGCCAAAGAAATGGTTGATTCTAAACTTACTATAAATGGAACTGATATTGGTGATGCTCAAATCCAATTGAATTTAGTTAAAGGACAAATCAAAGATACCCTACATCAGATTGAATTATTAGAAAGTGGTATTAAACATAATAAAGAAAAGTTATCACACTTAGCAGAGCATGAGTATGACCCTAATTGTAATTTTTGTATGAACAATATATTCGTAAAAGATGCAAAGGAAACTGAAAAGAAATTAGGTGAACAATCAAATCAATTAGAAACACTAAATATTTTACATGGTGCTCTTATAACTCAATTAGGTGAATTGGCTGGAGTTGAAGACCAATTCAAACAATGGAAACAATGGACTGATGAACACAAAAGATTAATTGTAGTAAGAGATAGATTGGAATCAGATATTAAGACTTGTGATAGTAAAATTGAATTATTACAACTCCAATTAGAAAGAGTAAAAGCGGATATTAAAACATACAACGATAATGTAGAAACAATTACAAACAATCAGGCATTAGATATTCAAATTCAAAATGTTCGTAGAGAGAAAAAGGGGGTTGAAATACAAATATCCGATGTGAACAAACTTATGTTAAAATTAATGTCAGAGGTAGGTGCAACAAAAACCTACATTGATAATATGGTAGCTAAGATGGAGGAAGTAAAAGAATTGGAAACTAAAAATCAATTATATACATTCTACTTAGATGCGGTTAAGAAAGATGGTGTACCTTACGAACTAATATCCAAAGCACTTCCAGCAATTGAAAATGAAGTGAACAACATATTAGGGCAGGTAGTTGATTTCTCAATATCAATGGATACCGATGGAAAGAACATTAACGCTAGAATCGTTTATGAGGACCAGGAATGGGCTCTTGAGATGTGTAGTGGTATGGAGAAGTTCATATCGGGATTAGCGATTAGAGTGGCTCTAATTAACATATGCAACCTGCCTAGACCAAACTTCTTAGTAATTGATGAAGGGTTCGGAACATTGGATGCCGATAACCTATCATCACTCTTTATGATGATGCAATATCTTAAAACTCAATTTGATTTCATATGGGTTATATCTCACTTAGAACAAATGAGAGATATTGTGGATGGACTTATTGAAATTAAAAAAATAGATGGTTTTAGTAAGATTAACTTCTAACAACCGGTAATACATTTTTAGGTGTGGTCTTGTTCAAAGACTGCACCTTTTCTTTTATAAGCGTTTCTACTAAACCATTTATCTTATATCCTTTTTCTTTACAAAATTCTTTTAGTTGCTGATGTATTTCAGCATCTATTTGTATCATTGCGTACTTCTTCATAACGTTTCTTTAGATTTCTTTAGTTTTCTATATATAATTATAAGAATAAAAAATAATCCCAATATTTATCTTATATAATAGAATAACTAAATGGCAAGATTAAAAAAATTCGGAGATACATACGAACCTGCATTATCAACCTATAAAACATTTATAACAGATACGGCACCAAATTCTGTATATTTTAGAATTTCTGATTTTAATGAAATTTTCACTGGTGGTAAAAATGGATTCCTAATTGAAGGTTCTGAACATTTATTGCAAAGTACTGAAGTAAAAATTCATATTGTTGATGTAGATGGAAACTCTGTATATGCTGAACCGGGTGATGGTATTCCTGAATACTATGAAGGTATTAATAAAATAGTTTCTGTACATGTATATGAAGATACACCAATAGGTCAAGCTAAAATTACTATTTTAGGTGAGTTAAAAACATATATTGATGAAAATGGAGTAGTAAGAGATATTCCAGATGATTGGAAAGGAGTTTATAATCTTAAATGGGAAAGGGTATTTACATTAAATAAAAATTTATCAAACGAAGATTTGGTAAGATTTTATAGAAGACCTAAAATTTCTATTGCAGAATTAGTAAAACCAGTATATTCTGCTGGGTTTGTAACAAAAACTCAAACAGGATTGGCATTAGGACAACCATTAGTTCCTATTGAAAATACAAGCATTGTCAACTTTAATTCACCAACTTCTTATAGAATAAAAATACCAAATACTAATATGAGTTGGTGGACTGGTTCTATGGTAGATAGTGATATAACATTTCCAACTTTAAATTATACATCAACAGTAGAATCTATTGTTAATGATAAAGAATTAGTTGTAGTACAACCATATACTGAAAATAATATTGTCAAATCATTTACAGCCGAACCATATAATATTAACTTTAGACATATTGAAGGAGTTACTAATATAGCAACTGCATTAACTGGTTCATATGCAAAAATTAATATTAACGATTTAACAACTTTTGTTGGAGATGTTGCTAGAGTTAGAGTTTTTAGAAAATCCGAATCGGATGTATCTGATTATCAATTTGTACAAGAGATACAATTAGAAGCTAATGAGTTATTAATTGATAATGGTACTAAAACTAAAAATCAAGAAAACTATGGTACATTCACTCAAGACATTTTATCTACATATTGGAATGCATCAAATCCATCTCTTACTACAACATTTAATCAAACATATCTTTATTCTTCTGTAAGACTTGATGGTGGTAATACACCATATTGGTTTCATGTTAAAGATGTAAACTCTGCAACAACAACTACAACTGATACAACTATACCGATTACAACGGGAGGAGAATACACTCTTGATTTTAATATAAGATTATTACAAAATGTTTCATCGGAAAATTATATTAGAGCTTTTTTAAGTGGTTCTAAACAAAGTACTTATCAAAATGTAACTAAAACAATTCAAGTTGACCAAACGATAGCTACCATATATTCTGATAATAGTCTTTTACAAAAATCAACAAGCACAAATAATATAATAGCTGAAGAAATAGATAATGCTAGATTATATTTTGAAGTAAAGGGTAGTGGTTGGCATATTGCAAATGTTTCATTTAAAGCATCGCAAGAAACAGCGTTTTCTCCTGATTCAATTACTTTTATACAACCAGTACCAAGAAGTTTACCAGTAGAAACATTTTTATATCGTTTTGAATTTTATGATATTAATCTCAATTTTATTCCTGTATTGGTTGAAGCAGTAAAAGAATTTAATGGTGGTAATTTACAAAATTTACAAAAATCTTTAAGATTTAATCCAAATGCATTATATTTCACATTTGATTCAGCTTCTGTTCCAGTACCACCTACTGTAGTGGGATTCCGAGTAGAGAAAAATTTATTAACTGGTTCTATTACATATACATCTCAATCATATGATTCGGAAGGTAACTTATTAAATTCATCTCAATATGCAGGTGCTGGTGCAAGATTTCCTGGCTTTTTGACAAATAGAACAACCGATAATCCAATAATGACAGTTACGGATTTTACTGGTTCTAGAGAAGATATAGATGTTCAATATATAGTTGTAACTGGTGAAGTGGAAGGATTTACTGATAGTGTTACATTTAGTAGAGTGTTGGACGGATTTGGTGGAGTTAGTCATATCATTAGACCTTACAGAGGTACTGATATTAGAAATAGTAGTACTCAAAGTTTGGAAATACAAGCGATAAGAGTAGATGGTGTAAATGAAATTTTACTAAACGCATCAGCTAGACCAAATAGAGGATGGAACTTGAATCAATTGCATGTTTTATCACGTTCACTAAATTATGAAGCAAACCCAAATTTAGAACCTGATAGATTTGTAAATTTAATGTATGTTACTGCTAGTAATTATATTAAAGGAGTTACTGTTGGTGAATTGGGTACTAAAGAAATTGTTCATAATGCTGTATTTGATAGAGATTCTATTGATAAAAGATTAATAGTATATTTGATGCCATCTTGTTCTTTGCATGGACCTCCTGCATATGCAACATCCGCATCTGTATTAACTTCAATAATACTTTCTGATTTTCAAGATGGATTGGATTCTGGTATTATACGATATGATACTGACCATTTTAATATTAATTTTAGAAATGGTAATAGGTTTATTCCTGTAAGTTCTAATGTAACTGGTTCTTTTTATGTTAGGGGTACAAATGATAATCCATTAACGGCATCATTGACTATTTTCCCATCAATGTCAATCAATAAGGATTTTGTTCCTGAATATTGGATGTATTATGTAACCCATAGTAGTACATGGAATGAAAATATTACTGTTGTTGCAACCGATGATGATAATAATATTATAATATCACGTCCACCTAATAATGCATACGATTCTTTTTTAACACCAATTCATGGTTCTTATGTTAAAGGTCCTTTAGTACAAAGTAAGACATTAACGATAACTTACACTTATACTGAACCATACACAAAGGCAACAACTAGTACGGATAAAACATTTACAATTGTCCCAGAAGGTAAACCGGGAGATGAACCTGTTATATTTGAAGTCACACCGGCAACAGTAGAATTAAAAGCAAATCCAAAGGGAGAAGTTTTAAGTTACTCATCTTCTGTTACTGAAATTAGATTAAAGCAAGGTTCTAGATATTTGTCTTATACAGCAAGTAGAAAAGATGGTACATTCTACGCTGTTCAATCATCTATAACATCTGAAAAAATAAATCCTGGTTACATCATAAATGTACCAAAAAATCACATTGGATTTAATAAAGATTATACTGGTTCATTATTTGTGGGAACTGCAAATAATTTAACTGATTTGAGTGGTAGTGTAACATACAATGTATTAATACAACCATATTATACATCATCTTTGTATAGTGCAAGTTTTACACAAAACTATAAAAAGATAATGGATGGTGCCCCACCTATTGAAATTATATTAACTCCATCATCTCAAACATTATTAGCAGATGAGGTAGGTTACATAACACCGGCTAATTATATTGCAGCAAATACAACATTAAAAGTAAGAGAAGGTGCAGATTTTTTAACATTTACTTCAAAATCATCAGCACCTGGAACATTTAGAATTCAAAGTCTTCCAGGTAATCCTGGTGGTAGTGTGATTGGTTCAAATATTGCAGTTGGTATAATACATTCATCATCGGCTGATACTGCTACAATTGCATTTAATTCGTTTGAATATCCACATATATCGGCAACCGCAGTATATAATATTGTAGTATATCCACATTCATTAACAGCAGGACATCAATACACCGCATCTGTTTATACTAGAACTCAAACATTTACAAAAAGTGTAGCACAAGCAACAGCTCGTACTGTTACTTTAGATTTATTAGATGGACAAGATGGAAGTCCAATATCAAGAACTATAAACTTTGATTCCGACGGGTTAAATCCAACGCCATCCCAAGCTACACTACAAGCAACAGCAGTAAATACAACTGGTTCTGTTTGGTATCAGTTTTTAAAAGATGGAGTAAGTCAAACTGGATTTGATAATACCCCACCTAACTATGGATATCAAACAGAAAACTGGATAGATAGTTCTGTAAATGATTTGGTTAGTCCTGGCGAAAATACAACTTGGAAGGTTAAGATTAGAGATGGTAATAGTAATTCAGCAACCATACCTGTTAGAGCAGAGGCATCTTTAACACTATCGGGAGTAAAAGAAGGTTCTAAAGCATATAACGCATTATTAACAAATGAAAATGCTTCAATAGTTTATAAAGTTTCTGGGCAAACATCAAATTCTGGGACTGGTACTAGAATTATAGCAACAAAAGGAGATGTACCATTAACGCATGTTTCATCATTTGCAGCAAAATCACAAAATCCTGTTACTGGGGCAGAGATTGGTTCTATTGGGGAATATAGAGTTAAAGTACTTTCTAAATCAGGTCATATAGCATTGGCTGGTGGAATAGATGCAACTCCTGGTACAAATATAGTACCAACTGTTAGTGGTGTTGCTCAAATTGGAGATTTATCTTCTTGGACAGATCCTGAAAATAATCAAACAGCAACAATTGTATATGAAATTGATTTTGAAAATGGAAGACAGATTCTTAATAAAACTCAATCATTTAGTGTACAATATGAAGGTAACGTAGGACCTGGTATTGTAATGAGAGGTGAGTGGAGAAATGATGTTGATTATATTGGTGTTGTTGAAACTACAAATTATCGTAGAGATGCCGTAATTTATAGACCTGATGGTGTGACTAGATATTATTTAGCAATAAGTGGTAGTGGACCTGCAACATACAATAATCAAGGAACTTTAGTAGGACCACAAACACCTCCTGTGTACACATTACCAGTAGACCCTAAAGGATATTGGGAATATGCTGGTGACCAAGAGTTTTTTGTGGCAGCTCAAATTTCAATTTTTGATGAATCATTTGTTAGAAATACATTAAACGTTGGTACTAAAAATGATTTTAATAAGTTTGCAAACATAGTGTTAGCTGGAGGAAGACCTGACCCATATATAGCATTAGGACAGACTGGAACTGTTGGAACAGCTGGTACGGCGGGAACTACAACTGTAACACCTGGTATTTTGGGATATGATAGACCTGGTATTTTTATGGGGTTATATGAAGATGGTGCGGCTGGTACTTCTGGTAGATTATCAATAAAAAGTTCTGGTGGTAGTGGTACTAGAGGTATTTTTTGGGATGGTGATACATTGACAATCAAAGGACATATTACCCAAACATCGGAAGGTGGTAATGTTGGTAGAAATATGGGAGCTTGGGCGGCTGGTGTTCAATATTATAATTTAGATGCCGTAACATATGGTGGTTATAGTTGGTCATCAAATTCATCGCATGTATCAACTAATAATACAAATGCTGGAACTGGATATCCTGGTTCTGGTCCTTGGTCTTTATCTCCATACGCAGCTAAATCAATTAGACAATCAGCATCAGCACAAGTATTTACTGAATTGAAAGACGGAACATTAACTCCTGATTATATTCAATTCAGTGCAGCTAAAGAAAATATAACAGCAACAACCAGCTGGTCAACTTCACCATCTGTAACTCTATATGCTGCAGCAGCTGGTGGTAGTTCAGCATCAACGGGTGATACTGTTTATTTAAGAAAAGCAGATTTTGCAGCAAATCAATTAGTGGAAGTAACATCAACATCGGACGGTAAGACTGATAAAATTTCAGTTGTTAGAGTAAAAGAAGGTAGTGATGCATTAACAATAGTTTTAACCAATGAAGCTCATACGGTAGCAGCTGCAAATGATGGAACTGTTTCTAGTTATGCTGGTAGTGGTACTGATATCTATGTATATGAAGGAGCAACTCAGTTAGATTATGATGGAATTGGTACTGCGGCTGGTAAATGGACTGTAACGGCAGCAGGTACTAGCGTTACACCGGGAGCACTTTCAGACGGAGGTAATTATGCTTCAATGGCAGTAGTTTCCGGAATGAGTGCAAACCAAGCGTTAGTTACATTTACGATTAGTGGTAAGAAATCAAACGGAACAGCATTTAGTGGTATTACAAAAATTCAAAGTTTAACAAAATCTATAAAAGGAGCTGATGGAGTTGCTGGAGCAGCAACTGCTGGAGCTGGAATTGTATTTAGAGGACTTTGGAAAAATAGTACGTTATATTACAAAAACGCAAATAGAATAGATGTAGTAAAGATACCAAGTCATACGGGTGGATTACTATATTGGTTAGCTAGAAATACACATACATCTGCGGCAGATGGACCACCAAGTAGTGGAGCCGGTCCTGTAACAAACTGGGAATCTTTTGGAGCAAATTTTGATTCGGTAGCAACTGATATCCTATTTGCAGATATGGTTTATGCTGACCAAACTGTTAATATTGGTTCTAATGGGTCAGCTACAATAATTCAATTAAACGCTGATAAGGCTAATAGTAATGCAAACCCATATATTTCAATTGGACAGACAGCTCTTGGGCCAGGATTTGGAAATCCGGGAATTTTCTTAGGTTATGATGGTGGAGTAGGTAAATTAAGTGTTAGTAGTGGTTTAATTGGAGGATGGCTTATTAATCCTTCTACAATATCAAGTCCACTTGTTGGTACAGTATCTAGAATGGTATTGAATCCAAGTTCAACTATACCATCTATTAAAATTAATGATGCAAGTGGAACAGAGAGAGTTAAAATCGCCACAGGTACACTTTCATCCCCAACATCAACTACTGGATTTAGTATGGGTGGTGATGGAATAACCTTTTTGGGAGCTAATAGAAATTCAACTGGACCGATTACTAATGTAAAAACATATGTTGCTGCACAAACATCTCTTGGTACAGTTACTGCCGGTACATATGAAGCTGCAGTTACATATAATTGGACTTCTTCTCCTGGAACCGTTACATCAATAGAACCTAATACTGCAGCATATATAAATTATTGGATTGGATATGATATACTTAATTCATCCGGTGTTATAGAGTATACTGTTTATTTGGGACAATCTAACTTAAGTAGCTGGCTTGGAAATAGTTCAACAGTCTATAATAACTTTGGACAGGCCTCATCTGAAACAAGAATAATTAATATTGGAACAACAGGAACTTATTATTCAAGACCATTTTATGCATATACAATAGTATATGAAGGGACTACGAAGGTTCCTGCTGGGTATGCTGCAGTATATTCAATTTCACTTACATTACCAAGTGTTAGTTTTAGTAGAGTAAATCAGTTTACGGAAGTAACTGAACAAGGAATACAGGTAGTATCATCTACGACTAGATATGTTAGAATAAGTACAAATACATCAACTGATACCGATGCATTATATGTAAAAGGGGATTTTACTGTAAATGGAGGAACAAAGACTTTTAAAATAGACCATCCATTAGATGATACAAAATATTTAATGCATTCCGTAATAGAAAGTCCAAAAGCAGATAATATATACAGAGGAAAAGTTGAATTAATAAATGGATATGCTGAAATTAACTTAGATACTATTTCAAATATGATGGAGGGTACTTGGGTAAAATTAAATAGAGATACTCAATTCTTTTTACAAAATATGGATGGATGGTCTAAAGTAAAAGGTGAAGTTATTGGAAACAAATTATTTATTTATTGTGAGAATATAAATTCAACCGATTTAATATCTTATATGGTAATTGGAGAAAGACAAGATGATGCGATAAAACAATCATACTATACTGATAATGAAGGTCATTTTATTACTGAAGTTTCTAAATATGGTTCATCATTATAAGTAATTCAAAAATATAAAAACTATATATTTATATATATAAAATAATATATTATGGCACAAAAAACGGAAAATTTATCTAAAGAAACATTAGATAAATTAACAGAAAAACAAGCAAAAATTAATAATTCTGTTTTTAATATCGGCCAAGCCGAATTAAGAATTATAAAATTGGAAAAAGAAATTGAGCAAATCAAATTAATGAAAGTTCAATTTGAATCGGAATATGATAAAATAGATTTAGAATTTAATGAATATATTAAAGAATTGGAAAAGGTATATCCTAATGGTGAAATTGATTTACAAGCAGGCACGGTTACATTCCATTCTGCAGAATAAAATAAATTTGGTAGTTTCCAAATAATTTCGTATATTTGTTACAATAAATAGTCTAATGGCAAAAACTCGTAAAAAGTTACTATATGTTGCTCCCCATTTATCCACCGGCGGACAACCTCAATACCTGTATAAACAAATACAAGAATTCATTAAGGATTTTGATATTGAAGTAGTAGAAATAAATAATAGTGGTGGTAATGCATTTGTAGTTCAAAAAAATAGAATCAAATCCCTAGCAGTAGTTCATACTTTGGGAGAAGATAAATCGGAAATACTAAATGTAATTGAAGGATTTAAACCTGATATCATTCACTTTCAGGAAATACCACAATTTGATTTACCTACATACATTTTAGATACTATTTTTAAAAAAGATAGAAACTATTTTATTATAGCAAGTACACATGGTTCATTAACAAATCCTGCTGAAATTGTATATCAGCCCGATAAATATATTTTGGTTTCTAAGTGGAGTAAGAAAAAATTTGAAGATGCTGGGTTAGGAGTTCCGTTAGATATATGGGAATATCCTATTGAAGATTATGTATTTGATAAAGAAGCTGCTCAAAAAGAATTGGGATTAGACCCAACTTGGAAGCATGTACTTAATGTTGGATTATTTGCACCTGGTAAAAACCAAGGAGAAATATTTGCGATAGCAAGACAATTAGAAAAGTATAAAATTAAATTTCATTTTGTTGGAAACCAAGCTATGAACTTTGAAGATTATTGGTTACCTTTAATGAAACATAAACCTGATAATTGTGTTATATGGGGTGAGAGAGATGATGTTCATACATTTTATGAGGCAGTGGATATGTTTTACTTTGCATCAAAAATTGAGTTGAACCCACTTTCAGTTAAGGAAGCACTTTCATATAAATTACCATCTGTATTTAGAAAATTAGAAACTTATTTAGATACATACGATAATAATCCATTAGTACAATATATTGATGATGATTTAAAAATTACAAAAAGATTAATTTTACAAACATTAAAACCTGAAGTATTTGAAATACCAGGTTGGTTTGCATATGAGGATTTATATAATAATGTTGTTGAAAAAGCTCCATTTGATGCAAACTTTGTTGAGGTGGGTGCTTGGTTTGGTAAATCTACAAATTATTTAGCAAGTAAAATTAGAGAATCTAAAAAGAATATTAACTTTACAACTATTGATACTTGGAAAGGTACTGATGATGAACAACTACATCAAAATATTGTGGGTGCATTTAGTGGAGATATATTTTATGAATTTATAGATAATACTGTACTATCAAACAACTATGGTACATTTAATATGATTAAAGATACATCACATAATGCAGGAAATCAATTCCAAAATAATAGTATTGATTTTATAATGATAGATGCTGGGCATTCTTATGAATCATTAATGGAAGATTTAAAAGTTTGGTATAATAAAGTAAAACCAGGTGGTATTATTAGTGGAGATGATTATGGTGTATTTGAAGGAGTTACTAGAGCAGCAGATGAATTTTTCTATGGACAATTCAGTAAAGGCTTTAGAAACTTTATTAGAACAAAACCACGTATTCAAATTAAGCATCTATTAACTCGTCCTGAAGATATGAGGGAGAGGGTTAGTATTCAATCTATAAAGCAATTAGAAAAATATGGTATCCATTATCAGCCAATAGTAAATAAACCATATGAAGGATTTGCTCCCGCTGAAAATTGTAGAAGGCCTGAACACCTTAGTAAAGATAATAAGCCCGGTGAATTATATCCTGGCGCTGGTTTGGGTTGGATAACTGGTAGACATTATGGATGTTATATGGCTCATAGAGGAGCATTGGAAACAATTGATGAAACGAATTATGATTATACATTAATATTTGAAGCTGATGCTTTCATTTATACTGGATTAGAAGAATTTGTTGAGATAGTTAATAAAGCATGTTTTATGGCTGAGAGAGAAGGAGCATACTTTGTTTCATTTGCAGATAACCCATCTAGAGGTAAAGAAAAAATAGATGAGTTATTTTCAAAAACAGCAGCAAACCAAGACCTTGCTCATTGTTATTTAATTCCAAATAAAACAAAAAGCTGGTGGATGGATAGGTTAGTGGATTGTGGATGGGATGTAGGTGACCTTTGGTTTAATCACGTATTTCACCATCACCCAAAATTAAGAGTTACTACAAATAAAGTATATAGTAAGCAAGCAGAGGGATACTCTCTATTAGATGAAACAGTTAAAACTTGGAGTTAATGATTTATAATAATTTAAAGAAAAACGAAAACAATATAGTAGAGGTTAAGAATAGATTAATCCTACATTTTATAAGAGGACCTTATGTTGAAATAGTAGGACCTAAATCAGCTCAATACAAAATAAAATTTATTGATAACAAAACCAATAAAGTTTTTTATGAAAATAGAATAGGTACAAATTGTTGGTGTAAGTGTGGGGTTGAGTACTTTATTGAATGGAGAGTTGAGATATACGAAGATGGTAAACTATGGCACGAATCGGTATATAATGCAAAAGGTAAAAGAGTTTATATTGCATTGGATTCAAAAGCATTGGGTGATAGTTTAGCATGGTTTCCATACTTAGAGGAGTTTAGAAAAACACATGATTGTGAATTGGTAGTATCTACATTTATGAACGATATGTTTATAGACAATTATCCAAATATACAATTTTCCAATCCGGGTATTGAAGTTCATAATTTATATGCAATGTATACGGTAGGATTGTATTATAATGATGATAATTCTATAAACGGACTCAAAAATCCAACAGACCCAAAATCGGTTACTTTACAAAAAATGTGTACGGATATTTTAGGATTGGAATATGAAGAAATAAAACCAAAAATAAAACAAAGACCTGTTAAACAAGACCACGACCTAAAACAGGTGTGTATTGGTATATTTGGAACTGCTCAATCTAAATTTTGGAATAATCCAAATGGATGGCAGGATGTAGTTAATTGGTTAAAAGATAGGGGGTATGTAGTTAGATTAATATCCAAAGAGGGTGATGATTATATGGGAAATAAATTACCAACAGGAATTATTAAACATCCAAACGGACCTATTGAATTGGTTATGGATGAATTAAAAAAATCCAAAGCATTTATTGGAATTGGTAGTGGGTTAAGTTGGTTAAGTTGGGCATTAGATGTTCCGACTGTATTGATTAGTGGATTCTCATATGATTGGGCTGAGATGAAAGATTGTATAAGAATTGCAGCACCAAAAGGAAAATGCGAAGGATGCTTTAATAGAGTTAGATTAGATGGGGGTGATTGGAATTGGTGCCCTGACCATAAAGGAACGGATAGACAGTTCGAATGTACCAAATCAATATCATCTATTCAAGTGATAAAAGAATTAGAAAAATTCTTATAAAAATATAAAAATACAATAATTATATATATATAAACAACAAAAAACAAATTTATGGCAGAATTAGATAACATTCCACAAAAGCAAACAATAGAAATCGAAACAGTTAAGTTAGATGAGAATTTGTTTAATACTATTTTAGAATTACAACAAAAATCAAATCTTTATATAGCCGATTTTGGACAAATCTATATTAGAAAAAAAGAAATAGAAGATGAGATGCTAAGATTAAACGAATTGACTGAAAGAACAGAAGATGAGTTTAAAGCAGTAAATCAACAACTTAAGGAATTAGTAGATTCATTAGATGAGAAATACCCACAAGGTAGAATAAATCTAACGGATGGTACTGTACAATATCAACCAGGTGCACCAACTAGAAAGCAACTTGCTGAGCAACAAGCACAACAAGCACAATCTGGTGGTATGAAAGTTGTAAAAGAATAATATCCAATATTTATATAGCAAGAACTATATAATGAGCGAATTATCAAACTTTTTAGTAGAAACAATATTGGGAGAGGCGGCTAAGATAGACACTGTGGTGGTTGTTTATTCGGGCCGCTTTCAACCATTTCATAAGGGACATTACGCAACTTATGATAATTTAGTACGCAAATTCGGTAAGGATAGTGTATATATCGGAACTTCTAATGTTACCGATTCAAAGAAATCTCCATTTAATTTTAAGGAAAAGAAAGTAATAATGACAACTATGTTTGGTATTCCATCAAACAAAATAGTCAATATTAAAAATCCGTATGCACCTGAAGAAATACTAAAAAAGTACGATGAAGATACAACTGGTTTAATAGTTGTAGTTGGTGAGAAAGACCAAAATAGATTAAGCGGAAAATATTTCACACCATATAAAGGAAAAATAACTCAACCTTATTTAGATAGAGGATATGTGTACGCTTCTCCAGCAATAGCAAATCCTATTAGTGGTACTGATGTCCGTTATTGGTTAAGTGCTGGAAGCGCAGCTGATAGAAAGAAAAACTTTACAAAAGCATATCCAAAGTTTGATGACCAAATATTCAAATTAATTACTCTTAAATTAAAGAGCTTAAAGGAGTGTATTAACGAAGAAATTAAACTAAACGTAAAAGTTGGTGATACTTTGTTAATGGGTAAATTTAAAAATAAAAAAGTAGTTGTTAAATCAATAGGTGAGGATGAGTGGGGAATGCCAACAATCAATGGTAAAAAAGCAGTAACATTCCGAATTCCTAAAAAAGAACAATTAAAAGAAACCGCATCAAATAGTGGATTTAGTGGAACTGATGAACCCGATACATCATTTGTAGCAGATGGACAACCTAGAGTATTAAACACTGCTAAGCCTGAAAATTGGTACGCTCAAGGTGGATATACTCAAATGGATACTCCAAAAGCTGACGCTATGAGAGGTAGAGGTAAAACAAAAGATACTGAAACTCAATTCAGAAAAGCATATTATAAAGTTAAGAATGTAGTTCAAAGTACATTGAATCCAGCCGATGACCCATTTAAGGTAGAAGATTGGGAAGATGCGTATAGAGAAAATCCTAACGAAAAACCTAAAAGATTCTGGGAAATGCCTGATAATCAAAAAGATACAATAATATCAAAAGAAGATATCAAAGAAATAGTTTCAGATTTTGATTCTATATTAGATGAGATGGGACTTGGTGGTGGAGCTGGTGTAGGTTTAAGTTTACCCGGTGGATATATTAATGGTGCACCAAAAGCTGATGATGTTAAGAAAGTTAGTAAGAAACTTAACAACAAAGGAATGAGTGGATATGAGGAAATTGATGAAGATAAAATTCCTGGTGGCTTGGCAAAAGGTAAAACTATAATTGATTTGGCTAAGAAATATGATTCTAAAGGATATTATGACCCAACACAATTTGCAAAAGAATATATCAAACCTAAATTAATGAAAGGTATTAAAGTTGAAATGGAACATACAACTGATATTCGTATTGCAACTGAAATCGCTATGGACCATTTATGGGAAGATATAAACTATTATGATAAGTTAGCTAAAATAGAAAAGTCAACAAACGAATCAATCCTATTAGAAGGTGGAGCTTATGGACATATGGCACATCCATTTGATATTGAAATGGGTTTAACATTTGGTGATTTAAAACAAATTGTGGTAAGAGCGTTAAATGGTGATTTGGAATTAGCAAGAGAGAAGACTGATGGACAGGCATTGGCAGTTAGTTGGGTAAATGGTAGATTAGTTGCAGCTCGTAACAAATCACACTTAAAGAATAAAGGAGCCGGTGCTATGACAATAGGACAGGTAGCAGATAAGTTTGCTGGTAGAGGTGGTTTAACTGATGCATACAACTTCGCTATGCAGGATTTATCTAAAGCAATAGCAGCCTTATCAGAACCTCAACGTAAGAAGATATTTAAGGATGGTAGTTCGTTTATGAACTTGGAAGTAATATATCCAACGTCTGTAAATGTAATCCCCTACAATCAACCCCTGTTGGTATTTCATGGTACGTTTGATTATGATATGGATGGTACTATTGTAGGTGAAAACCAACAAGCGGCATCTATATTGGGTGGAATGATTAAGCAAGTAAATGCACATGTTCAATCAAAATACACAATTCAAGGACCACCAATGAATAAACTTCCTAAATCAGAAGACCTTTCTAAGTTGCAAGGAAAATATTTGGGAATGATTTCTAAATTACAATCTGAATTCGCACTTGCAGATAGTGATGGGGTTGCTGATTATCATCAGGCTTGGTGGGGTAAATTTGTAGAAAAAGCTGCAAAAAAATTAGATTCTCAAGAAAAAATAGGATTGGTAAAAAGATGGGCATTTGGAGATAAAACATTTAGAATAGCAACAATACAAGACGCTAAATTAAGAGCATGGGCTGAACAAACCGATAAGCAGGACCAACAAAAGATATCAAAGCAAAATCTAATGAGATTTGAGGAGATATTCTTAGGAGTTGGAGCGGATGTATTATCGTTTATGGAATCGGTACTTACTGCAAATCCTGATAGTGCTAAAAGACAAATGGTAGCTCGTTTACAATCAACAATCCAACAAGTAAAAGCAAGTGGTGACCCTAAGAAAATTGAAAAATTAAAATTGGAACTGCAAAGATTAAACGCTTTGGGTGGATTTGATAAAATTGTACCAAATGAGGGCATTGTATTTGTCTATGGTGGTAACACATACAAATTAACAGGTGCATTTGCACCTCTAAATCAAATTTTAGGTATTTTCTTTGATAGTTAATCGTTTTTTGAATTTTGATATACTTATATATACAAATATATCGTAAGTAATATGGCAAAGGAATTCAATAAAAAGTTTATGCATCCAACTCGTAGAAAGTTGGTGGATATGGTATTGACGGGTGGTGAATACGAAAAAAATACACAAATATCATTCTCTGGTGCAGATAAAGAAACCATAAAAAGAGAAGTTGGTGAAAGATGGACTGATGATAAAGGTAGGTCTTGGGAACAATATGAAGCAGGTAAAATAGAAGTTTCGGAATTAGGTGATATTATGGCTGAAACTAGAGCTTATTTAGATAAGTTAAATACTTGTAAATCGGATAATTGTAAAACAATAAAAGTAGGTAGAGTTGATAAAAAACTAATATCTAAAACTGGATATTGTTTACATTGCCTTGCATTAAGAGAAGCTGAAATAAAATATGATGGTTTGTGGAAAGAATATGAGGATTATAAAATATATTCTAATATGATTGCGCATGGTAATGATATTGTATCTCAATTTAAGCAAGCTTATAAAGATGCAAAACAAACATACGAAGTAGTTCAAGAAGATGGTAAGATTGAAACTTGGAGTATGGAAAGAGATGTGGAAGAACTTAAAGCAGAAATACTTTTAGATATTGTTAATTTTGAAAAAGAAATTGAACAAGCTACACAATTAAGAAACGAAGCTTACGATAAATTAAAAGATAAAAACTACGATTTAGTAAGACCTCTTAAGGATTAATATGAGTACATCAATAGCACCAAAGAAATCATTAAAAGAGATTATTTCGGAAGAATACAAAAAATGTGCGGTAGACCCGATACATTTTATGAAGAAGTATTGTATGATTCAGCATCCTGTTAGGGGCAAGATACCTTTTCAATTATTTCCATTTCAAGAAAAAACCCTAACACAATTTAAAGATAATAGATTTAATGTAGTTCTAAAATCACGCCAAACTGGTATATCAACACTTTGTGCTGGGTTCTCACTTTGGAAGATGATATTTAATACTGATTTTAACGTATTGGTTATTGCAACAAAGCAAGAAGTGGCAAAAAACTTAGTAACTAAAGTAAGAGTAATGCATGATTTACTCCCAACATGGCTTAAGGGAGGTTCTATGGAAGATAACAAGCTTTCCCTTCGTTTACAAAATGGTTCTCAAATTAAGGCTATTGCTAGTTCTCCTGATGCAGGACGTTCTGAAGCCCTATCACTTCTTATATTTGATGAGGCTGCTTTTATTGATGATATTGATGAAATTTGGGTATCAGCTCAATCAACCTTATCAACGGGTGGTAGTTGTATCGCCCTTTCTACTCCTAATGGTGTGGGTAATTGGTTTCATCAAACTTGGATTGGAGCAGAAGAAAGCAGAAATCCATTTAATACAATTAGATTACATTGGACAGTACATCCTGAAAGAGACCAAAAATGGAGAGATGAACAAGAGAAATTATTAGGTACAAAGAAAGCAGCTCAAGAATGTGATTGTGACTTTGTAAGTTCTGGTGAAACTGTAATTGAACCTGAAACTTTAATGTTCTATAAAGAAACATATATTCAAGACCCAATAGAGAAAGGTGGATTTGACGGAAACCTTTGGAAATGGGAACATGCTGATTATAATAAATCATATATGGTTGTGGCCGATGTGGCTAGAGGTGATGGTGGTGACTATTCCACTTGTCACGTTATTGATGTAGTTAATTCGGTTCAAGTGGCTGAATATAAAGGTAAGGTTGATACTAAAGATTTTGGAAACTTCTTAGTAGCACTTTCAACTGAATATAATGATGCATTACTTGTGATAGAGAACGCAAACATTGGATGGGCAACAATTCAGCAAGTAATTGATAGAGGATATAAAAACTTATTCTATATGAGTAAGGATTTAAAATATATTGATACTGAGAATCAAATGACAAATAGATACAGGTCAGAGGATAAGGGATTGGTAGCTGGGTTTTCAACAACTTCTAAGACTAGACCTTTAATCATATCTAAATTAACCGATTACTTTAGAGAGAAATCAGTTATAGTTCGTTCTTCTCGTTTAATAGATGAGTTATTCACATTTATCTATATGAATGGTAGAGCAGAGGCTATGAAAGGTTATAATGATGACTTGGTAATGGCATTTTCAATTGGATTATGGGTAAGAGATACTGCACTTCGTTTAAGACAAGAGGGAATTGATTTAACTAAAAGTGCGGTAGGTGGTATTACTTCTCATACATATAATGGCATATATGGTGGTGGGAACACTATGGATGATAACCCTTGGAAAATGAGAGTTGGCGATAATTTTGAAGATTTATCCCAATGGTTGTAGGATTTTGATAAATTACGATATTTATGGTATATAATAATGTCAAAATAGAATTTTGTAGAAATTAATAATAAATTATGGCAGAACAAGAATTAGATGATAGGAGTTTTTTTGGTAGATTAAAGAAATTATTTGCATCAAACGCAATCGTAACCGTTGATAAAGATGGTAGACGTAAGGTGGTTGATACGGATGAACGCCAAATGAATACAAACTTCGTAAATCTTAGAGATAGATATACAAAGTTACAAAGGTCTTATTATGAGACTAATCAGGGTGCACAATCAATGGCTTATCATCAAGTTCGTAGAGAGCTTTTTAGAGATTACGATGCTATGGATAATGACCCAATTATAGCATCCGCATTAGATATTTACGCTGATGAATCTACTACAAAGAACGAATATGGTGATGTATTAGCAATTAAATCATCAAATGAAAATGTAAGTGCAATACTTCATAACCTTTTTTATGATATAGTTAATATAGAATTTAACTTATGGCCTTGGGTAAGAAACTTGGTAAAATATGGAGATTTCTTTTTAGCATTAGAAATTGCAGAAGGTAAAGGTATTGTTAATGTAACTCCATACTCTGTATATAATACTGAAAGATTAGAAGGTACTGACCCAGCTAATCAAAACTATGTTAAGTTTAAAGTTGAATTAGATAGATTTGGTAAAAAGGAATATGAGAACTATGAAATGGCTCACTTCCGTCTATTATCAGATACAAACTTCCTTCCATATGGTAAGGCTATGATTGAAAATGGTCGTAGAGTTTGGAAACAATTATCACTTATGGAAGATGCGATGTTAATCCATCGTATTATGAGAGCACCTGAAAAGAGAGTGTTCAAAATTGATATTGGTAATATTAATCCGCAAGAGGTTGATAACTATATGCAAAAGATTATCAACAAAATGAAGAAAACTCCGTTTGTTGATAAAAATAGTGGAGATTACAACTTAAAGTACAATATTCAGAATCTTACCGAAGATTTCTTCTTACCTGTTAGAGGTGGAGATAGTGGTACATCAATTGAAAACTTGCAAGGATTGGAATATGCAGCAGTTGAAGATATTGATTACTTAAAAGCTAAATTATTTGCAGCATTGAAAGTACCTAAGGCTTACTTATCATATGATGAGAACGTTAATGGTAAAGCTACATTAGCTGCAGAAGATGTTCGTTTTGCTAGAACTATTGAAAGAATTCAAAGAACAATCGTTAGTGAATTATATAAGATAGCAATTGTTCACTTAGCTGGACAAGGTATTGATGATTCTGAAATGACAAACTTCCAACTTACTTTAACTAACTCATCTACAATATATGAGCAAGAGAAAGTAAACCTATGGAGTGAGAAAGTTAGATTAGCATCTGACCTTAAGAACTTAAATATGTTATCTACGGATTGGGCATATCATAATGTATTTGGAATGAGTGAGGAGGAAATGGATATGGAGAGAGCTAAAATGATATTAGACCTTAAAGATAGATTCCGTTATACATCAATAGAACAGCAAGGACAAGACCCGGCAAACCCACCCGCACAAACTAATGTGGAGGAGGAGATTGAAAAGATGAAGCAAGAAATTGTAGATAAGGGTGGTAGACCAAGAGAGGGAAACACTTATGGTAAAGATAAGCATCCGTATGGTAGAGACCCATTGGGTAACAAAGAAAATGAGAAAGAGAGAAAGAGAGATACTCGTTCAATTGAATCAAGTAAAAAGCTAGCAAGAGAATATATAAACGGAATTTCAGCAAAAAAGAAGATTTTAAACGAAAAAACACAAAAATCAGACCTTTTAGATGAAAAAAATATATTAGATGACACCAAATTTTAATAAACATTAAAAAGTTTATATTTATATGTGTTAGTTTATAGACATAGGTTAAATTATAGGGAAATAAATGAAAAAAATAAAACATTCTAAGGTTAAGAACACCGGAGTGTTATTTGAGCTTTTGGTAAGACAAATAACATTAGAGGTACTTAATGGTGATAAAACTGAGAACGCAAAAAATATTGTAAAAGAATTCTTTGCGTCTGGCACTGAATTAAATAAAGAATTACGTCTTTATGATTTATTATTAAAAGAGAAATATAATTCTGAAAGTAAAGCAGAAATGTTTGTAGATACTGTATCTCAAGCACATGCTAAATTAAACGAAGGTAAGCTTGTAAAAGAAAAATATAATCTTATTAAGCAAATTAATGAGAAATTTGAATTAGAACAATTCCTTTCATCTCCTATAACTAACTACAAAGTATTAGCTTCAATATATAAAGTATTTGAATCTAAGAAGTCCGAAAACTACGATATTAAGGATATATTTAATTCAAAAGTAACCTTAATTGAAAACATTATAGCTAGACCATCTACTAAAACTAACAAAATAGAAGATACTAAATTAATTGAATCCTATAAGCAACAAGACAAAGACCTACGTTTATTAACCTATAAAATACTTGTTGAGACTTTCAATAAAAAATACACTAACTTAGATAGTAATCAAAAGAATTTGTTAAAAGAATATATTAACAACATTTCAAATACATCTAAATTCAAAGATTATCTTTCAGTAGAATTACCAAAAATTGTAGCTGAATTGAAATCAATCAAAGCTAAAATTCAAGATAAAGTAACTACTATCAAATTATCTGAAACTATTTCTGTTTTGGAAAAAATGAAAATGGGTAAGAGTGTATCTGATGGACAAGTTTCATCTATTATGCTTTCATATGAGCTAATTAAAGAATTAAAATCTAAAGTAAAATAATGGAAGCTAGATTAAAAGAAATAATCAGAAGTATAGTTAAGGAAATCCAATCTGAAAAAGAATTGGAAGAAATGTCTGTAACTGGTAATGTAGCTGGATATGATACCCCAGCAGCATTTTCTAAACCAGGTCAAACTGCAAAGAAAAACAAAAGATTGGCTAATGTAACTGGTGGTGAGGTTGTTGATGATTTAGAAGAAGGTAAGGATTGGTTGAAAAACGATGTTCCTGCTGATTCTAAAAAACCATTGGAAATAAAACCAACTGCAACTAAATCAAATGATTCTGGTGAAATTGCAGATAAGAGTGGTATGATATTAGCAAAGGATGATGATGAAGCTAGTTTAAA